ATGAAAAAGAAGAAGGAGAAACAAGCCAAGACATTCGTAGAGTGTCACAATACATGTGCCCGCAGCAGTGGCAGAACCTGCAAGTTCTGGGGGTGTTCACACCGCAAGCTGTACAACGAGATAGAGTCGGAGCATGACTATGAATTCTTCATGGCCAATTCCAAGTGTTCATTTTATAAACCGAAGTTATGAGAAATAAAATTAAGTTTTGGAGTGACCGCGAAATTAGAGCGGCATTCGACAAGCGGGGGGGCAAATATAAGGGCATCCTCGAGCAGTTGATGGTGGAGCGAGACTACGCATATCAGCGTCAGATTCGCTACTTTGTCAATGTAGACATTGATAAGTTCATGCGCAGGTTATCTTAGTACTTTCTTTTTCGGAAGATCTAAGTTAATTTTGCAGCACTAAATATAAAGATATGATTAAACAAGAGATAGTAGATCGCATTATAAGTGATGTCTCCATTCTGGATGTAGCCGAGGATGAAGGCATTAAATTCTCAGCGAAGAAAGGCAACCGTCATTGGGCTTGCTGTCCGTTCCATAATGAGAATACTGCATCATTCTATGTGGATACAGGCACAAACTGCTGGCGGTGCTTTGGCTCATGCCGCTCCGGCGGCAACGTCATCAGCTTCTACCGCAAACTGAAGAATGGTCTCGAATTCCCAATTGCCTGCAAGGAACTCGCAAAGAAATATCTCAATGAGGAGATAGAGGACGAGTGGCGACCAAGCAAGGAGGAAGAGGATAAGCAAAAAGAACAGGAGTCCCTGCGCATAGCACTCAACTATGCGCAGAGCTACTTCACAGAGTGTATGCAGAAGGTTAATCCCGCTGCAAACAAAGCACGGGAGGCAGTTTGCAAACGATGGGGCAAGGATGCTATCGGCACCTTCGGCATCGGCTATGCACCAGTTGAAGGCTTCATAGCCTGGGCAACGCAAAAAGGCTTGGACTTCGATATCCTGGAGCAAGTTGGCCTCATAGGTAATGGTGAGCGCGGCCAGTTCGCCATGCTCCGAGACCGCTACACTATACCTATCTATGACAAGATGAGCAGAGTCATAGGCTTCACGGCCAGAACCATGTCCGACAATAAGGATATCTGCAAGTACCTCAACCTGAAGAACAGTCTCGTCTATCACAAGGACACTTCGGTTTTTGGCATCAACTTCGCACAGAAGGAGGCTCGGTTGCGGGATAAATTCTATCTCGTCGAGGGTGCTCCAGACGTGCTCAAGCTTCAGTCTATCGGCATTCTCAATACAGTGGCATCACTGGGCGGTTCATGGACCGAGAACCAGCTGAAGCAACTCTACCGCATCAGCAAGAGGGTGACTTTCATCCCCGATGCTGACGAACTTAAACCAGGTAATGAATTTCCTGCAGGGACAGCTAATGTGTTTGCCAATGGTCGATCTGCTTTACAGGTCGGATTTACTGTTAATGTCCGGGAGATACCGATTGATTATCCGGCTCCGAAGAAGGAGGACCCGGACTCGTGGATAACTGACAAGGGACACTTCTCACAGATGCGTGAGGAGGAGTTCGTTTTCTGGTACTGCCGCCGCAGATACTGGCCAACAGCAGAAGATATCGAGGAGTTTACGACCGAGGATAGATTGCAAGCAATTGCAGATATCTGTGGACTGCTCATGTTAATCAAGGATGAAGACCTAAGAAGCAGTTATCTGACAAGCCTTATCTCTACCTACAAACACTCTCGAGAGTGGAAGGATACACTCAAGAGAGCCAAGGAGGCAGAACTGAGCGAGAAGCAGGAGCGTGAGCGAAAGGGAGACATCAAGATGCTCCGTGAGTTCGGATTTACCGAACACGACAATAGCTATTGGGGTACCAACAAGGAAGGAGACGAGATTCAGTGGTCGAACTTCAAAATGAAGCCTCTCTTCCATATTCGTGATGATTTCAACCCGGTTCGCCTCTTCGAAATCAAGAATAACGGAGAGGAACCTTCACGCCTCATAGAGCTGAACATGGATGAGATCACTTCCAGTTCTACCCTGCGTAAGCGCCTATTCGGTATAGGCGATTATATTTGGATGGCCAGAGATGAGCAGCTTATCAAGCTTCTAGGCTATCTCGGTAGAGTGACCGAGACTGCAGACCCTATCAAGCAGCTAGGTTGGCAGCGTGAAGGATTCTATGCATTCTGTAATGGAGCGAGCGAAGATGGTACCTGGATTCCAATAGATGATATGGGCATACTCAGATTGCAGGCGGGCAAGTACTATCTTCCGGCCATGAGCAAACTAAATAAGGACAGCCGTGAGTTATATGTGAGTGAAAAAAAGTTCCGGCATGAGAAAATGGTCGACAATCCAACTAGTCAGTCAGATTTCTTCGCCAAGGTCGTACAGGTCTTTGGCGATAACGCCAAAGTGGGTCTGTGCTTCTATATAGCGACCCTCTTCCGAGACATAGTCATCGGCAAGAGTCGTTCCTTCCCGCTCCTCAATGCCTTTGGCCCGAAGGGATGCGGTAAGACAGAATTCGCTGCAACGCTGATGAATTTTTTCTATAAATATGAAACTAAGTATGAGCCGTTGTCTATCACCAACGCATCAATGCCAGCACTCTCCGACTATGTAGGAGGAGTTAGCGACGCCCTGGTGCACATCGATGAGTACAAAAACTCCATTACACAGAATAAGGTGGAGTGGCTCAAGGACTTGTGGAATGGTATCGGTCGAACCAAGATGAACATGGACAAGGATAAGAAGCTCGTGCAGGCCAAGGTAGACTCTGGCATCATCCTCACTGGACAGGAGATGCCTACTGCAGATATCGCCCTCTTCAGCCGACTCATCTATCTCACCTTCGACAAGGGTGAGCATACACGTGAGGAGAAGCAGAACTTCGAGGAGCTGGAGCGTATGCGCCAGATTGGTGCTACTCACATCACCCTTCAGCTACTGAAGCATCGTGACCAGTTCCAGGGCTGCTTCGGTAATGCATGGAAGCAAGCAAGTGATGATTTGGAGGAGCGGTTGGAGGGTGAGAGCATCCTGGACCGTATCGTGACGAATTGGAAGGTGCCGTTGGCTGCATATCTCGCCATCAGAGATTACATCGACTTTCCTTTCAGCTACAGTGACCTTTTGGGAGTAGTTGTTAAGGGAGTCAAGACGCAGAACAGCATGTGCAACACCACCGATGAGGTGGCTGGGTTCTGGAATATTGTCAATGCTGCAGTACAGATGGGTGAGCTGAAGATGGACCAGGACTTCAAGATTAAGACAGTTGGCGCATTGACCACCAATAAAGTCAAGATTGACAATTGGGCGATGCCGAAGAGCATCCTCATGATTCGCAAGGACATCACCATGGCAGTCTACCGCAAACTGGGAAGGCAGATGGATGAAAACCTTCTGCCGAAGGAGTCACTCCTTCACTACCTGCAGATTGGTGCTGACTTCTATGGTTCTACCAAAAACCCGGAGCGATTTATCAAGTTCACTCCGAGCGGTTTGCCGGAGACAGTAGAGAAGACAGATGCCAATGGTACAATCACTGGTCGTCAGAAGTTATATTATAAAGACAGGCCTCTCTGTTTTGACTATACCATGGTGTCAAACAGATATGGCATCGATCTTGACACAGAGGTAGATGGTGAGCAGAAACAGACTAAGGATACCTATGTCATGACAGATGCTGAGCAGAAGGCTCTAGGTCTGGAACCTTCGCCACTATAGTGGAAATAAGTTTTTTGTTTAGATCATATCGTAGCCTCCAGGGGAAGAGATTCCTCTGGGGGCTTTTTTGTTGGTGTTCCGTGATTTTTCCGACAACTCACACGCGACTTAAAAACAATGTGGCATTTGTGGCAATTAGTGCATCGCTGATTATCAGAGAGTTAAGAAGTTGTGTGCTTGTGGCAATATTGTGGCAATTTGTGGCAACGAGAAGAGAAGTGTGGCAAAGGTTGTGGCAATGTGGCAATTCTATTATATATTTGTGTCAATAAGAAAAGACTTATAATATTAATAATCAAGCACTTAACATTTTTGCCACAATTGCCACAAATGAATTGCCCAAAAATGGGTTCCTTGATTTTTAATTGCATTTTTCCCCTTAAAACAAGGATTTTTAGCGCAATACAGATAACTTTTCCTATAAACATAGGATTATCTCGATTATTTTTCCTAACTTTGCGGTGTTTTTAATTACAGAAATATGAGTAAATTCGTAGTTTATGTACAGGTAGAGCCATATCTAAAGCAATGGCTCACCCATAGTTTCGGCGATCCCGTGGAATTCCCGTCCTCCAGCAACGAGAATGCTGTTCTGCGCCGGTTCCTATCTAAGCGCCCGATCAATAATCTGCCTGAGCAACCTGGAGAGCGAGATGTTGCCATCTGCATACCTTACTCCAAGTCTAAAAGCCCAGAGACTTACAACTTCCTTAACGGTCATGCAAAGCAGGCGCTCACCGAGAGCATCAACGACCTCTTCCGAATCAATATGTGGAGTGACCTTGGAGACCTCAATGACATGTCATGCAAGAAGATGTCTGCTTTCCGCTCCTGGTGTGAACAGCAGGGTATCGACATAGAGTATGCTGAGACAATCCGCATGAAGTGGTATCGCATGCGCAAGGCCTATCAAGAGAAGGGCATCAATCTTTTTAATCTTAAAAGATGCAAAAAAGACGATTTTTCATGAAAAAATCTCATCTACTCTAGCCCTGTTTTTGTTCAACACCGAACAGGTGCGAACAGATGCGAACAGTCACGAAATTTTTAAGCTTATGAAAAGACTTAGTTATATCTGCAACGTGCAGCGCATTCCTGTCAGCAAGTTGCCTTTCGATACACTTCTAGGCAACCATACATTTGAAATACCAGATAGCTACAATTGGCCAGTTGTTAAGTGTCAGAAGCCTGCCAAAATGGAAATCACAGACAAAATAGAGGATGGTCAGCGGTTCTACACCCATAAACTCACCTTCCGCACATGCCGCGAAGACCTGGACATGAAGGACAACTATGCCTATCTGGTCACCACCATCGAGGGCAAACGCTATCTCATTGGCAACAGGGAACGGCCATATCCTATTATTAATATGTCTGATGTCCACCCTGATTCCCTTGGTACTTCTGCCATGATCGAATACACGGTTCTGTGGGGGAGCACCCGAAAAGCACCGTTGATAGCCTGATTTACGTATTTTTCCGTTGGCAATTGCCATATTATCTTTGCATCAAAAAAGATAAGCGCATGAAATACGGAATGATGATATGCGGTACCATCGGAGCCGGCTACGACTGGTGGTCGGGCACCTATGGTACACGTTCCAAGGATGTCAAGGCCTACCTTGACGCTCATCCGGACGAGGAGGTGGATATCGCCGTCTCCTCGCCGGGTGGTTATGTTGATGAAGGCTTGACCATCTATCAACTTATCAAGGATCATGGGCATGTTAACGTCCACATATTGGGCATGACTGCTTCCATCGCTACAGTCTTGTGTATGGGAGCAAAACATGTTGACATGTCAGTCGGCAGCACCATGCTCATTCACAATGCCTCCACTGGAGTCGCTGTCTGGGAGTCAGCTAACAAGCAGAAACTTGATGAACTCATCAAGCAGTGGCAGAAGCAGCGTGATGACCTCGACACCATCGACAAGGTGATCGCTTCCGTCTATGCCAAACGCTCAGGCAAGACCAGCGAAGAGATGCTGAAGCAGATGGGCAAGGAAAATTGGTTGAGTCCGGAGCAAGCTTTAGAGTTGGGCCTCGTAGATGAGATAAGAGACCTTGATGACGAAGACAAGAAGCGTCAGACCAATCTCTCCAAGCGCTTCACAAATGCTTTCTGCTCCAACCTTGGTTTGCCGCCATTGCCTGGAGCGACCGCTAATGACGAGCCGTCAAAAACATTTCTCGAGAAGGTTGCCGCCTCACTCAGAGATATGTTCAAGAATAATACACAAATTTCTAACATGAAGAAAAAATTCCTCAATCTTCAGACCCTCCTCAATCGTAAGGAGGATTTTGAGGTTAACGATGAGAAGATTACTCTCACCGATGCAGAGATGCAGAAAATCGAGGATGCTCTTGCTCAGAAGCAGAAGGACTTGGATGACAAGTCCGCTGAGCTCGACAAAGCCAGCCAGGAGGTCAAGGACCTGAAGGCTAAGGTAGAGCAGAAGGACAAGAATATCCAGGACAAGGATAAGGAGATCAAGGATCTCAAGGGCGCTCCGGGTTCTGGTACCCATGAGGGCGTCACACCAGAGGTTGACAATGTTGACTCTGGTGAAATCTACAATGCTTTGAAGCAGATATTCTAAAATGGCAGCTTTAGAAAATACAGTTGAAATTACTCCTGATGAACTGAAGACCAGCTTTGCGAAGTACCGCAAGGACATCATTGTGATGCCTGTGCGCGCTCTTGACGAGGCAGCAAAATTCATGAGCCGACGCGTGGGCGTTCGTGGCAAGGAGACTGTCGGAGAGCTCGCAGGCGACATGGAGCTCGGGCCATACTCTCTTACTCGCAAGGATGAGAATGGCGTTACCATCACAGGCCGTACCCTGGAGACATTCCTTGGTTCATGCGTCAAGCCTTTTGAACCAAATAAGGTTCGTGAGTCTATCTATGGCTCCAACGTATTCCAGGGCGAAGCGCTCAAAAAACAGCCAATCACCAAACTGGTTGGCATGTTCCTGGCAGGCAAGATAGGTGAGGCACTCTTCAAGTACCTCTTCACCATGAAGCGTAACCCAGCTGGCTCTGGTACCGCAGACCTCGCTGATGGTTTCAAGACCATCTCCGATGCAGACATCAAGGCCAAGGCGATTTCTGTCGAAAAGGGCAACCTCTTCAATACAACCGCGATGACTGGTGTCAACGCTGTCGATGCAGTCGAGGCATTCTATGATCATGCCGATGAAAAACTGAAGGGCACCAGTACATGCATGTTCATGAACAGCCATGAACTCACGCTCTACCGTCGCTGTTATCGAGACAAGTACGGCACGGTCAATTGGAACAATGAGTTCAACCACAACAAGTTGGATGGTGCCAGCAACTGCACCCTTGTGGGTCTTGACAACGTTCCTGCGGGCTACAAGATCATCACTCCTGGCAGCAACATGCTCATCGGTTTGGCCACCGAGGGCGACAAGGCGAACTTTGGTGTAGAGAGTTCTCTTGATTCTCACTTCCTGGTTGACTTCGTAGCAACTATGTACTTCGGTACTCAGTTCGAGTCGATCTCCAAGGAACGCATCCTCTTTGGTTATGACACTATCCCTGCAGAGTAAGGGATAGCTGTCCATGGTTATACATTATATTATATATTGATATGGCAACAAAGAAAACATGTGCTTCCGCCACAGACCTCTATGAGGATGTGTTGAAGTGTCCAGGTGAAAAGAGACTGCCTGGTGTCAGAGCCTACGGTTTCTTCATTCCAAGACGATACATCACCAAGTTAGCTGAGCCGCAAAAGGAGGCTGCCACCTCACTCAAGGATTATCTCGTCATCAAGGATAACCACACCATTCAGGCTGACAAGGTCTGGTTTAAGGTAGCCTTCGTCACAGACAAGAGTTCCTTCTCGCCAGAGGCGCAGGGTGAGCATGGCTGCAAGACAATGAACCTCAAGGCTACTCTCATCCTCCCAGGAACAGAGGAGGAAGCTTCAGCACTGGCTTCCATCCTCCTCAACGATGATTGCATCTTCATGGTACCTGAGCGCAACGGCAAGCTTCGCCAGTTCGGTGACGATACATTCGATGTCGACGTGACACCTTCTCAGTCTTCTGGTGCAGGCATCGCAGACGAGACCAACACCACACTGGAGCTCTCTGTCAGCTGCGAGACCATGCCTCCATTCTATTACGGTACCCTCACAACTGATGCAGGAACCATCAGCGGCAAGGATTGCAAACCAGTGGAGGTCGCTGCTGGTACAGACGGCCATTAACAAGGGATTCGATTTTCCTACATAACTACTATCAGTGGCGGGGCGATGCTTACATGAGCTCGCCTCGCCATTTTAATTCTCTATTTATTATGAATGATCCGAAATTCACCGAAAAATTGAAGAAGTGGTTTGACAGCGAGCATACCGATGCCAACATCAGGGAGGGAGCGCTGCTCCTCCTTCAGATGAATAACAACCGCCACCTCTATCAACTCATCAACTTCGACCCACAAGGCAAACTCGAGTTGCTCAAATATGAGCTTCAGAAGCATCTCAACTATCGCATCGAAGGCATGACCATCGATGATGTGAGAGACTACGACAGGAAGGTCACGCCTATCCTTCAGACTGCGGTTGACAAAACATCAGAGGCAGACAATATTGCCAAGCAGCTTGCACCTCATCTTCCTGTCGTGGAGTCTGAAAACCTCGATTCCATCGTGCCTTCAGCCATCGTAGCCAAGGGCAAACGAGCAGACCATGACCAGTTGCCTGACAACATCCAGGCTATTTGGGAAAATAACTGCGCTCTGTGGAAGAAAATCAAGGAACACTTTGAGGCTTGCAAAGCTTACGACATGGCATGTGACAGATACGAGGGCTTGCATGCTGCCGACGAAGACTTCAAGCGCATGCTCCTTACACTCAAGGAGGAGTACTATGCATACAAGCAGGCCATGGACGTCTATGACCATGCCAAGCCGGGTGATGCCGAGAAGCAGCCAGCGGAGGAGCAGCCAGAAGCAGCCATCACCTCCAAGCAGATTGGCAATGCTCGATCCTACATCACCAAGAACCTTGATCCGCTCATTGGTTTGATGGAGGCTGGCAACACCGACAAGGCTGACGCCTTGCGTGCCAAGGTCAATGAACGTGTGCAGCTCTTGATTGCAGCCAAGGCTGAAATCACCGCTGATACCATCGCCAAGCTTCAGCAGGCGGGCATAACCGTCAGCGAGGAGCAGAAGGCTGAGGAGACAGGAGACCATGAGGGCGACACAGATACAGCAAGTCCTGAAGCCGCTCCAGCAGAGTAGCTCGCAGGTCTTCCTGGGTCAAGGTCTTCACACCCTTGGACTGTTGGGGTGGATATTGGAGCAGACTGGTGCAGCGCACATTGCTGTCACCACCTTCTCCACCTCCGATGCCTTCCTCTGTGGAGTCATCAACCTTCGCAAGAGGGGGTTGGTTAACTCCTCAGTATTAGTGGCTGACATTAAAGCTTCAAGTAAAACTTTAAAGCTAAGTCGCTTGATGACAGAGGCTTTTGATGAAGTTAGACTGACGCTTAACCACTCCAAGGTCATGCTCGTTGCTAACAACGAGTGGTTAGTCTCTGTGATAACATCTCAGAACCAGACCTATGGTGACCGTGCTGAGTGCACGTTCATCACGACTGCCAGAGATGTTTATCTCAATCTCAATAACATGTTAAATAATTTGCTGGATGATACGACAACAATTCCCCTATCTGGAAGAGAGTGAACTTTACCTACAGACGGTCTATGACCTGGCAAAGACCATGACACCGGTCGATGAAGTGCCCATCATGATGGAACTGCCTCCCGACGAGGCCATGGCCATGCAGTTGGAGCTGCAGGAGCCGCGCTCACCCTATCGACACCGCTACCTCAAAGGTTTAGCGGAGACCGCTAACGAGTTACGCATCAATAATATAGCGCTCGCCAAGGTCGGCTCTCCTGGAGCCTACCAGTCCATCATGTCGCAACTCTCGCAGATTATGGCTAACCTCAGTTAGATATGAGTCTACCAGTCAACATTGATGACTACATGAAGTACATGCCTCTCAACGAGGATGAGCTTCAGGAACTTCACATCTCTGCCATCGTCAAGGCGAGAGTGGAGCGGCTGCGTGGCTGTTACGCCTTCTGGCTGCGCTATCCACGCTTTACTGTCAGGGAGATGGTTGATCAGGATAAGGCCATGTTCGGCGTAAGCGAGACACAGGCATACGATGATATTCATCTCTGCCAGGTCATGCTCGGCAATCTCAACGCCGCCTCTAAGGAGTTCTGGCGATGGAAGGTCAACCAGGAGATAGACGAGGACCGCAAGGCTGCCAAGGCTGCCGGTGACTTCCGGGCACTGGCCGTGATGCAGAAGAACCGCATCAAGAACAATCGCACCGATACTCCAGATGAGCCTGAGCTGGCATTCGACAAGATTGTTCCTGTTGAGTTCCGAATGACAGATGATCCGACAGTCATCGGTTTGCAGAAGATTCCAAATCTTCGTGCAAAAATCAAAAAAATGGAGAAGCGCTACTCGATGCCGGACATCGAGGATGCAGACTTCGAAGAACTTCCGCCAGATGATGACAGCAAGACCTAAGGAGTTATTTTTCAACGACGTGCAGTCGCGCGTCCTGCAGCTCATGCCTAAGACGCTGGTCTGCGAGTGGGGCCGTGGTACCGGAAAGGGTGTGGTCGAGGCTGGCCGCATCCTCTATGCCGTGCAGCACATGCCAGGTTCATGCCTGGGCATGGTGGCGCCATCGGTCAAGCGATGCCAGACCAACATCCTTCCTTCTGCTCTGGTACACCTCGAGGAGTGGGGATACAAGAGAGATGTCCACTACATAGTGGGCAAGAAACCATGGAAGGCGCTGCATTGGCAGGAACCGCACTTCCAGCCTATGAACTGGGAGAATACCGTAGCCTTTTATAATGGTAGCTATCTCAATATCATCTCTCAAGACCGCAGCGGAACTTCAAACTCCCTCTCTCTCGACCATGTCTTCATCGACGAGGCAAAATTTATAGATTGGGAGCAGCTCAACAATGAGACGCTCCCAGCTAACCGAGGCAACAAGCAGCTGTTCGGTGACTGCTGCCTCCACCATGGTCTTACCATTACTTCAGATACTTCAGCAACAAAGAAAGGTTCCTGGTTCATGTCGTGGGAGAAGAAGATGGATAAGGAGCTGATTGCTACTCTTGAGACGGTACTGGTGCATCTGCATAGCATCCGAAACAAGCTGGCTGCTCACCCAGAGCGGTACGATTACTACATGTCGCAGGTGCAGAAATACGAGAAGGTTCTGCACTCCCTCCGCTCCTATGCCCTGGTGTATTCCAGGTGCTCGAGCATTCAGAACCTCGCAGTTCTGGGCGAGGACTTCATCAGACAGATGAAGCGAGACCTGCCAAAGATGACCTTCCTC